AAGTCAATACAGGAATTTCCTGAGATGTTAAAGCTAAGACCTATTGTAGTTGATGAAGATATGATGGTGCTTGGTGGCAATATGCGACTTAAAGCAAGTAAAGACGCAGGGCTAAAAGAAGTGTGGATAGAAGTAGCAGAAGGGCTTACTGAAGAACAAAAGAAAGAATTTATAGTTAAAGACAATGTAGGGTTTGGAGAATGGGAATGGGATATGTTAGCTAATGAATGGGATAGTGTACAACTTGCAGAATGGGGTTTAGATGTATGGCAGAATGAAGATGATGTAAAAGAGGAAGAAGAAGTTTATACAAAGAATATTGAAGCTCCTACTTATGAACCTAAAAATGAAAAGCCAAAAGAAGAAGAACTTTACAATGAAGACAAAGTAAAAGAGCTAATAAAAAAGATAGGGATTTCTAATATAGAAAAGGAAGAAAAAGAATTTTTAATAAAAGCAGCTTACAGGCATACAGTATTTAATTATCAAAGTATTGCAGACTTCTATGCGCATTCTAATAAAGAAGTACAGGAGTTAATGGAAGATAGTGCTTTAGTTATAATTGATTTTAATAAAGCTATTGAGAATGGATATGTTAAGTTAAGTAAAGAGGTTCAAGAATTATATGATGAGGAATATGGAGAATAAAGATTTTGCAGTATTTATACTAACACATGGCAGACCTGATAATGTTATGACATATAACACTTTAAAAAAATCAGGATATACAGGTGATATTTATATAGTAATTGATAATGAAGATAAATCAGCAGACATATATTATGAGAATTTTGGTGATAAAGTTATAATGTTTGACAAGAAAGCAATAGCAAAAACTTTTGATGAAGCAGATAATTTTGAAGATAGAAGGGCAATAGTATATGCTAGAAATGCTTGTTTTAATATAGCTAAAGATTTAGGGATTACTTATTTTATACAAATGGATGATGACTACAGGAGTTTCCATTTTAGACTATATAAATCAAATAAAGACAAGCCTAAACGCATTACAAATATAGATAGTGTGCTTGATGTTATGTTAGACTTCTACAAAACAATTCCTGCAAAAAGTATTGCAATGGCTCAGGGTGGTGATTTTATAGGTGGAGCAGGTTCAGGAACAGCTAAGAATAAGAAGCTAAAAAGAAAGTGTATGAATAGTTTTATATGTTCTACTGAAAAACCTTTTAAATTTAACGGAAGGATAAATGAGGATGTCAATACATATACTCATAAAGCAACAATTGGTGAGATTTTTTTTACTATTCCTACACTATCACTAGAACAAGAAACAACACAAAGTAATAAAGGGGGGATGACTGATATTTATTTAGACAAAGGAACTTACATAAAATCTTTTTACTCAGTTATCTTTCAACCTTCTTCAGTTAAGGTAGCTCTAATGGGTGATAAGAATATGAGGTTACATCATAGAGTAAGTTGGAAGTATACAACACCTGTAATATTAGAAGAAAAATACAAAAAATAAATGGAACAAAATAGAACAAAGATAAACAAAGAAAGATTACTTAAAGCATTAGAGTCAAGTCTAGGAGTAATAACAACTGCTTTAAAAGCAACTGACCTAAGTAGAACAAACTTTTATAAGTGGCTAAAAGAAGATGAGGAATTTGCAGCTAAAGTAGAAGAAATAGAAAACATACAACAAGACTTTATTAAGTCAAAGTATTATGAATGTGTAAAAGACAAAGTGCCATCAGTTGTAATACACGCTGCTAAGACTAGGTTAGGTTGGAATGAAACAAATAGAGTAGATATAACTTCAGGTGATAAAGCAATTAATATGCCTGTTATTACATTTGTAGAAACTGATACTGAATAAGAAATACAATCCATTATTTTCATCTGACGCTAGATACTTTATTATAACAGGTGGTAGAGGTTCAGGAAAGTCTTTTGCCGTAACAGTTTTTTTAACTTTACTGACTATGACTAAAGGGATTAGAATACTCTTTACTCGTTTTACAATGACATCAGCTCATTTGTCAATTATTCCTGAGTTCTTAGAAAAGATAGGGCTGTTAGGTTTTGATGATGTGTTTAGTATTAATAAAGCAGAAGTAGTTAATACAAGCAATCAATCAGACATACTCTTTAGAGGTATTAGAACCTCAGCAGGTAATCAAACAGCAAGTCTAAAATCATTACAGGGCATAAGCACTTGGGTATTAGATGAAGCTGAAGAATTAGTTGATGAAAATATATTTGATACTATTGATTTAAGTATTAGAGAAAAGAACATACACAATAGAGTAGTATTAATTTTAAACCCTGTTACTAAAGAACATTGGATATATAAAAGGTTCTTTGAAGACAAAGGAGTAGAAGGCGGTTTTAACGGCTTTAAAGACAATGTGTGCTATATACATACTAGTTATCTAGATAATATATTAAACCTCTCAGAGAGCTTCCTAGAGCGTATTAAGAGCATAAAGCATAGGAACTTTAAAAAGTATCAGCACAAAATCTTAGGGGGATGGTTAGACAAAGCAGAAGGGGTTGTATTTGAGAATTGGAGCATAGGAGAATTTAATCCTGATGGACTTCAGACTTCTTGTGGTATGGACTTTGGTTTTAGTGTAGACCCTGATAGCCTTACAGAAGTTGCTATTGATAAAAGAAAGCGTAAGATATATTTAAAAGAACATATCTATAAGAACGGATTAAAGTCAAACGAATTAGCTAAGATTATATTAGACAAAGTTGACAACAAACTTATCATAGCAGATAGTGCAGAGCCAAGACTAATAGCAGACCTTAGACATTTAGGAGTAAACATCAAACCTGTTAAAAAAGGAACTATTGAAAGTGGTATAACTCGTATGCAAGACTATGAAATTATAATAACTCCTGAAAGTACTAACATAGCCAAAGAACTTAATAACTATATATACGCAGACAAAGGCTCTAAGCTTTATGTAGATAACTACAACCACGCAATAGATGGGGTTAGATATAATGTTATTTACCACCTAGACAATCCAAACGCAGGGAAGTATTATGTGCAGTAAACTAAAAACAACAAATTTCTATTATATAACAGATGAAAGTAAAAGTTAAAAAAGAAGGTAAGGTAAAAGAGTTTAAACTTATTAGTAGTTGGGAAGATGTAACTCTAGAGAAATGGTTGAAGCTTATTGATTTTGAAACAGGCACAAAGACTGAAGAAGCAACTGAAACAATAGCAGCTTTATCTAATATCCCTAAGCAGTTAGTTAAGGAGTTAGCTTTAAAAGATGTAGCAACAATAATGAGTAGGATAGCACAGCTACAACAAGAGCAAGATACAAAGCTAAAAAGGATAATTGAAATAGATGGTATTGAGTATGGCTTTCATCCTGATTTGGACAGTATTACATTAGGGGAGTATGCAGACATAGAGACCTTTATAAAGAACGGAATAGAAAAGAACTTGCCTGAATTGATGGCTGTATTATATAGACCGATAAAAGAAAAGAAGAATGACATTTATATTGTTGATGCTTATGATGGAAATATTCGGCTTAGGACGGAAGAAATGAAAAAGATGTCAGCAGAACAAGTGCAAAGTGCATTGGTTTTTTTTTACAATTTAGGGAAGGAGTTGTCAGAGATTTTGCCATTGTATTTGATGGAGCAGCTGAAGGAAATGAAGACGCAATAGCAACAGAAAGCTTTGCAGAGAAGTGGGGATGGTTTGGTGTGATGTATAGATTGACAAATGGTGAAATAGTAAACTTAGAAAGAATAACGAATTTAGGGCTGTTAGAATGCTTGACTTGGTTAAGTTATGAAACAGATTTAAACTCACAAAATAAAGTACAAAGAAATGGTAAACAATAAGAGCTATAACAATGTAGTAAACACTTTGCTAAGGTTAGGTGAGTATCATGAACAGATAAGCACAACTTCAGTAGGTGATATATATGACCTAAATCTTGAGAAGATGGAGAAGTTTCCTATAATGCACGTAAACCCAACATCAGTTACAACAGGTGATAGTCAATTAACGTACAACTTTCAAATCTTTATTATGGATATGGTATCTGAAAAATCAGATTGGCAAACTAAACAGCATGAGCTTTTAACTAAGTTAGTCAATACTAAAAACAATGAGCAAGAAGTATTCAATCAGACTTTAGAAATATGCACAGATATTATAGGTATGCTTAGACATAGTTCTAGGCAATCAATAGAAGGAGTAAATGATATTAATGAACCTATCTACTTTACACAAGACCAATTTACAATAGAGCCTTTTCAAGAAAGATTTGATAACTTATGTTGTGGATATGTGTTTAGCTTAGGTGTATTAGTTCAGAACGATTTTCAAACTTGTAATATTCCAGTAAATACAAATGGTGCAGGTTACTAATGCTAAAATTTAAGATAGGAAGATTAATAGTTCAAATAGGATGGAAGAAATTTAAAATAACATTAAAGCTATGAAGTACGAAGACATATTAGAAAAGCTAGAAGCAATAAGCATAGAGCTTGAAAGTTATAATGACTATCCTCAAGCAGCAACTAATAATGCTAAAAGAGCAAGAAAATGGAAAGAAGAAAATGGGAGCGATTGTGGAACTAGAGTAGGTTGGACACGTTCAGCACAATTAGCAGATAGAAAACCTATTAGTAGAGATACAATAGCAAGAATGGCATCATTTAAAAGGCATCAGCAATATAAAGACGTTCCTTACTCTGAAGGGTGTGGAGGTATTATGTACGATGCTTGGGGTGGTTCATCAGGTATAAATTGGGCAATAAATAAACTTAAACAAATAGATAAAAAATAAAATGGCAGACTTAACAACAACAATCACAGAAAACGTCGTATTAAACGGCTCAGTAAGAGGTTCTACAAACACTTTAACAACTACAGGAATAGTAGATGTATTTGAAAGAATTTTAACTTGTACACATTCACAGACTACAACAGTAGCAGTATTTAATTCTACACCTCATGGTGCAGATGGTGCTTTAGATGTAGAGAACTGTAAATACTTAAGAGTAACTAACTTGAGTACAGACCAAGATATGAAAGTAGCTTTTGTAACAGCAGCTACAAACTATCAAGTAACTGTAAGAGCAGGAGGTTCTCATATCTTATTCCAGGCAGAAGAAGCATTAATTGGAGAAGAAGATGCAAGTCCTGCTTTCCCTACATTAGAGGATTTAGTTACTGTAGAGGTAAGACCTTCAGCAACAACTGATGTTCAAGTAGAAGTATTTGCAGCACTTGTATAATGAAGACAGAAGCTCTTGAAAGATACCTTAATAGCTTTGGTAAACAAGTAGTAAACAGAGCAAAAGGAAACTTACAAAAATCAAAAGGAGGTGGTACTAATTTAGAGAATTCATTAAGCTTTAAAGTTATTACTGATACGGATGGTTTTACTGTACAATTCTTTATGGATAGTTACGGTACTTTTGTAGATAAGGGAGTTTCAGGAACAGATGTTAGAAGAAGTTTTAAAGATTATAAGGGTAAGACAATTTCAAGTCCTTATAAGTACACTACAAAGCAACCTCCTAGTAGAGTGCTTGACAAGTGGATAGTAAAAAAAGGAATAGCACCAAGAGATGAAAAAGGTAGATTTATGTCTAGAAAAAGTATATCTTTTTTAATAGCTAGAAGCATTAAAAGAAAAGGAATACAGGGCATTAGTTTTTTTCAGAAGCCTTTGATGTTAGGATTAAAGCAGTTTGGAAAAGAAATGCTAGGAGCAGTAAAAGATGATATTATTAACGGATTAACAACAGTAAAATAAATGGCAACACTAATAGAACAAAAACCTTTATATCCTCAAGTACCTGTAGGGCAAGAGGTAATTTTTGTAGTATCAAATAGTACAATAGTAGCAGGTTTCACTAACGTTAGATTTATAGCTGATGTATATATAAGTGATACAACACCAAGTTCAATAACTACAACTACAACACCAACAGCAACATTTAAAACAACACCTAACAATGCAGGAGTAGGTATATTTGATTTTAGACAAGTAGTTGAGAATTATGTAAGTGCTGATAATATGGCTTTTAACGACAGTCAATACAAAACAGTTTCTACAACTGATGATACACCTCATCCTTTACACTTAATAGACAAATATTCAAGAAATAAAAAAACTGCTAGATGGCTAAGTATTCAATTTAAAACACAATACACAGACGCTAGTGGTGATGTAGTTACACCTACAACTCTGTTTACTGTATCAGACCCTTATCAACTGTTTAATAGTTACTTAAAATACTCAGATATTCTTACAATGGGTACAGGTGCAACAGCTAATAATTTTGGATATGATTTGAGTAACTTTAACCTTTCAGCTCAAACTGATAGGTTCTTGACTAACGCACCTGCTACTCAGTATGCTAATTTAGAAGATTATGGAACAATTGCATTTTTAGCACCAAACGATAATTTAGATTTCATAAGGTTACAATATATAGATAGCACAGGGAGTCAAATAGGACAAGAAGTTGTCTATAAGACAGCAGCAAATGGAGCTTATACAAATTTTAGTACAGAAATATCAGAAAGACTTTTATACTTTGGCTGCTTTCCTGGTAATTTACAAAATTGGAGTACAACTTTTCAAAATTTAGTTACAGCAGGAACAATACAGGGTGGCTCAATAGCTATACAACCTCTTGATGATAGCGCTAATAGACTATCTAAACGATATACTATAAATATAAATTGTCCTAACTTAAAAGGATATGAGTCTATAAGACTTTGTTGGCTTAATCAATGGGGTGTTTGGGATTACTATACATTTACACAGAAGTCAGTAAGAAGCATATCAACTACAGGTTCTACATACGAGCAATTAGCAGGAACTTGGAATGAGGCAGCTTACAGAGTTAATAGTTACAAAGGCGGTAAGAAAGCCTTTAGAGTAAACGCTACTGAAAAAATAACAATGAATTCAGACTTTGTAAGTGAAAGCGAAAATCAGATGTTTGAAGAACTAATAAACAGTCCTGAAGTATATATCTTAGAAGGCTATCAAACAGATGGAACATTCTCAGCACTTAACCAATATGTAAAACCTGTAAGACTTACAACTTCTAGCTTTGTAAAAAAGACAGTAGCAAATGATAAACTTATTCAGTACACTTTTGAAGTAGAAAAGAGTAAAACACTAAGAACACAATCTGTATAATGAGCGTACAATTAATAGTATTTCCACAGTATTTTGATGGTGATAACCCTCTTATCGTATCTAATTCTCAATTTATAGTAGATGGGATTAGTTTTGCAAATGTCAATACTTCTAATTCACAAACAAATGTTCCAGCACCTACAACAGCTAATGCTATAAGTTCATTAGCTAGTATGACTGTAAATACTTGGTATAGGTTTAGCAATTCAACTAATTTTGTAAGTGAATCTTCAGGCTCTCTTGCTTTTGTTATTGATACAGGAATTATGCAAAAGCTTTCAAATTTAACAGTAGGAGTTAGTTATGATGTAACAGTAATTGTAGGAACTAATACAGCAGGTTTTTTAACAACACAATTTAATGGAAATATACAGCAAAGCACATCAGCAATTTCAGGAACAGGAGTTCATACTTTTACCTTTACTGCTACTTCAAACAATGATATAATAACATTCTTTTCATCAGGCATTACTATTATAAACAGTATATCTGTACAACAAACACCACAAGCAAATGCAGGAGTAAGTTTAGAAAACGGACAAGTCATTTGCGACTTATACGAAGATGAAGATATACCTTTAAGTCTTAGTGTTGATGACTTTAAAAATGTAGCTGAAAAAGTGCAGTCTTACTCAAAGGCTTTTAACTTACCTGCTACAAAAAGAAACAATAAAATCTTTGATAATATATTTGAAATAACAAGAACTGATACAGGGCTTAACTTTAACCCTTACAAAAGAACAAAGGCAATTCTAAAACAAGATGGCTTTTTATTATTTGAAGGCTATTTAAGAATGCTTGATATTTCCGATAAGTCAGGAGAAATAAGCTACAATGTAAACTTGTATTCTGAAGTTATAGCATTAGCTGATTTATTAGGAGATAAGACATTTTCAGATTTAGACTTTACAGAATTAGAACACGATTATAATAAGACGCAAATAAAGTACAGTTGGAATGACTCGGGAACAGGAATAACTTACACTAACGCAAGTACATCAGGTTTTAGAAATGCTTACAGTACTGTGAAATATCCTTTTGTAGATTGGACACATCAAGCACTTATAGGTGGTTCAACAGGAACAGCTGCTACAGTTGGAAATCCTGAATATACAGACTTAGGGCAAATCTTTAGACCTTTTATAAATATTAAGTATTTAATAGATAGAATATTTGAAGATACTGATTTTACTTACGAAAGTGAATTCTTTGATACAGACGACTTTAAAAAGTTGTATATGGACTTCAATTGGGGTGCAGAAAATGCACCTGTAGAAATAAATAACACTCAATATTTGGCTTTGTATTGGTATAATAATGGTACAGGTGGAGTAGCAAATGTTGCAACTACATCTTTTACTAATATGATATTAAATACTACTGCATTTGCAGGTTCAATTTCTATATCAAATACACCTCCTAATTATAACACAAGTACACATATTATAACATCAACTGTAGTAAATGAAACTTACGATATAGATTATGCTTACTTTATATTTAATACAGATAGTTCAGCAAGAACAGTAGAATGTCAATGGTTGTATAACTCTACACCAATAAACAACTCGGGAGTTGTAACAATAGCAGCAGGTGACTTTTTTATGTATACAGGCAATTTAACACAAGTAATGACAACTGTAGGCGACACTTTACAAGTACAGTTTAAGGCTTCAGTAGGCAGTGTAGTGGAGCAAATGCAGGGAAATAGTTGGACAGCTGATGTTATTTTTCAAGTAGGAACAACTGCTATTACAAACAATACTATTCTACAAACATTAAGGGGAGAGCTAGGTCAATGGGAATTTTTAAAAGGATTGCTTACAATGTTTAACTTAGTTACTTTGCCTGATGAAGACAATCCTAGTAATATAAAAATTGAACCTTATAATGACGTATTTATTCCTACAGCAACAGCAGGTGATACTTTAGCTGATAGAGGAATAACTCACGATTGGACAGAAAAAATAGATGTTTCAGAAATGAAACTTGTTCCTTTAACTGATTTGAATAAAAAAACTATATTTAAGTTTGTTGAAGATGAGGACGACTTTTCTTTTATGAATTACAAAAGACAGGTAAGTGGTCATTTATACGGAAGTAAAAAATATGACGCATCAGAGTTTACTATACTAGCAGGAGAAGATGAGGTAATTGCTGAACCTTTTGCAGCTACAGTAGTTAAACCTTTAGACGAACAATACCCTGATTTTATAACTCCTTCTCTTTATTCTATGAGTGATGATGGAACTTCTGAAGGGTTTGACAACAGTCCTAGAATAATGTTTAACAATGGAATAAAACCAACAGGAGCTTCTTATTATATACCTGAACAAAATGGTTTAGCTTCAGAAAATCAAAGTAACTTTTTACAGTTTAGTCATTTAACAGATATACCTACTATTCAAGCCACAGCAACAGTAGCAG